CTCTGCTAATTATGGTCAGACACTTCGAAGTGCATTAGAAACTATTGGACACGAGTTGCGACATGCTTTACAATACGATAAAGGTTGGTATGCTGGACATACAGAGCGTCGTCAGCGTTGGGGTAAACAACTCATTGGTAATTGGAAAGGCGAAGAGTATAAAGGTGATTATATCAATGCACCTTGGGAAATAGATGCTCGTGGCTTTCAACAACATTATGCAGAAATGACTCACCGTCTATTTACTGAAGCAGAGTTAAATACAGTACTCCCAGTATATAGACCGAAATAATTTGAAAAAAAGTGCTCAAATATTTTTTTATGTCAAATATTTGTGGTATATTAGTAGAGTAATAATTAATTAAAGTAAAACAAAAACAAAATGAAAAATCAAATGAAAATGCCAAAAATGAAACAAGTATCACAATTAACGTGGACTAAACTAAAAGGAATGTACAACTATGATCTAGGTATGGAAGGCGCTCAACTAAAAAACATGTTGATGCACGAAGATCCTAAAGGATGGGACTTTGACAAGCTTTACTATTTTGCAAAATCAATTACGTTATCAGACGACGTAGAGGTATTGAGTAAATGGATCGCAACTGAGTTCTATCAAACTGACTTTGCTTGGACTTGTCATTGGTTAGGTTACACTGGGTTTATTAGAGAATCTAAATCTAATGGCTGTTATAGTCAACTATTTAAATAATGAGTAAAGAGAGGACGTTAGTCCTCTTCTTTCTTTTGGCGCTTCTTTTGTGCCATTATACGCTGAATGTTTAGTACAATACCCGTTACAATTAGAATACCTGTTAGTACTTCATTCCAGTTCATAATTGCAGAACCTGCACCTGCAATAGTAGTTACGTTAGCGATAGAGTCTTTGATCTCGTTCATGATTTAGTATTAGATTCTATGAATTGACCTGTGATACTAAAACCATTGAGTTTACCCTCTTTGATTTGATCCCAAGTTTCTTGGTTGTTAATTTTGTATGATACCATCCATGTAGATTTAGGAACGTCAAAACCTAATGTTTTAGATTTATCCATGTCAGGATCTTCGACAATCCAGGACTCAAGCAGTGTGTTCTCTGTAGTTACTGCATCATCATGATTAATATCTGTATTGTGTTGCTTGTTTTCTTCTAAAAACTTTCTAGCTATCTTTTTAACTGTGTCTTGTGAGAAGTAAACATGAAACATATTACCATCTTTGTCATATCTTGGTATCATCATATTAGGAACCATTGCTGGACCTGTAACTACCATTTGCTCATCTTCTGAGAAGTGCCATTGATTTGATTTAGACATTCTCCACCAATTATTAGAACTAGATGCAATTTGACCAGCTTCTCTGTTTATGGTAGCTGGACCTAATTCTGCAACTACTGTTCTACCATTAGCATCGTATTGACGATATTGTAACCATCGATGGCGACAATTAACACCGCCTTTATATTTTAGAATGTCATAGGTGTTAGTACCACCTGGACCCATATCTGGTTGTAATGGTTCTGTTGACATCTGATCAATTTCTTCTAGAGTAAAATACTTGTTAGCACTCATTAGAATTCGACAGAAGCGTCTAGATTCACTCCCACTAGGTAATGATCTGCCTTGATCATATCTAAATAGAAATCTTGAGTTATCATCTTCAGTATCTGATCTCAACAAGTCATTTAAAGCACCAATACCTTGGATTACCTCTTCTTCAGTAGCAAACTGGTCCTTTGACATATCTACATATGATGTGGTTTTAGGATCGAATACACGACCAAAATCTGATTGCTTTACTAGAGCTTCTATTTTATCTAGATGTTCATCAGTATATCCTGAGAATCTACTAGCTCTAATCTCTGTTAATTTAGATTGTGCCCAGTTAACACCAGCTGAACCACCCCAAGCATCCCACATAATGCCTCCACAGCCTTCTGAATATGGTACATCTTTATGTTGTTCATGTCTAGCAAATGAAGCCATACGTGCTATGGTCTCTTCTGAGATGGGTTTACCATCTGCTAACTGTCTTGCTCTTGTCCAGCCAACCTGGGTGCCGCAATCACTACCATTCTCTTCTTTCCATTCAATGGCTCTCTTTGCATTGTTTCTTGCTGCTTCTGGATAATCAGTGTATGATTCAAATTCCATTTCAGCTGTAACAGGAACACAATTAGGTACTTCTCTACCATCTTTGATTTTAGTACCATATGCAACATAACCTGATTGACATGGATTTTCTGGTAGGAATGCCTCTTCATATGAGCCATAACAAATGGCTGCAGCTTGATCTTGGTCAAAGCCTTCTTCGATTAGTACTGGAATACATCTAGCTATATAGTCCTCTTCAGACTCACCAGGATTCACAGAAACAAACTTCTGTGCTGCAAACTTTTGCCATGCTATACCTATTGCTGGTTCTTCTACTAAACTCATGATAGAAACACCTAGATCTTCAATGTCCAAGTTATCCCAATCTATTAATAATTCTACAATTTTATTCATATTACAATCTCGCTAAATCGTTTATTTTTGCATCTCTTTCTTGTTGCGTAGTCATTTCATCTGAGACAACATATGCTCTAACTACATTGGCACCTGATGAACCAGTTTGTTCTCCAAGTGTTAGAACGTTATCAGCTTCTTGACCTGCTGAAGCGCCTGCTAGTGCTAATGCAGGATCAAAGGTTGGTGCAGACGGTGCAGAAGGTATTGAACCTCCACCACTGCCTCCTGCTCCACCTGAAGGTCCTGGTGTTTTAGTAGTCAAGATCTTTTTAACATTCATTAAACCAGATGCAATAGCTACACCAGCTGCAATCTGTGGGAATGGAGGAGGTGCAGGTGTATTTGCCAAGGCATTAGTAGCTGCTTGATATGTATTGATAGTGGCAGCAGCGACTGCCGCAGCTTTTCCAGCAGCACTTTGCTCACCCATAATTGAGGCTATGGCTGAGAATGCACTCGATGCTGTTTGTAATGCTGCATCCTTTTCATCTTTATCCAGTTTACGTTTAAACTTGGCGTTATCTTGTTCTAGCTTCTTGTTTTTAGCAGCATACATTTCACGTACAGCTTGCTTCTGTTCTTCAGTAGCACCTAGTAAATCTAGTTCTGCAAGGGCTTTTTCTTCTGCGATACGTAACTCTTCTTGTGCAAGTAGGAATGCATCGTCTATCTTGGCAAGTCTGGCTTCTTCAAGGTATACACTCAGAGCTTCCAGATCTGATTGTCTCTTTTCTTCTGCTGCTGCATCTTCTTCATCTTGTTTAGCTTTTGCAGCTTCATCAAATTCATCTATAATAGCTTGACGCTGTTCAGCGAAAAGTCTTTCAGCTTCTAATTTTTGTTCTTGAGTTGCTTTGTTAGCCTCTAACTCTTCCATGGCTTTGGCTTGCATAGCATCAAATGAAGCTAATGACTGTTCTAACTCATCTTCAATAGCCTCTATTCTCAAGGCTTGTAACTGTTCGATAACTGATTGCTCTTGTGCTAGTCTTTCTTCAGCAGCTGCTTTACGTTCTTCAGCAGCTTGAGTTCTAATTTCTCTACCAACTTTTTCTGCATCATACTCAATATTAGCAAGTGATGTTTGTTGTTCGATCAACTGGGCTTGTAACTCTGCTATCTCTTGTTGTTTAGCTCTACGCTCTTCATAGTTATTAGTTAATGTGAGCTGTGCCTGCGCAGCTTGTAATGCTAGGTTAGTTTCTTCAATCTGATTCTGTGCTAACTGCTTGGTAGCTGCTGTAACCTCATCTAGTGCAGCGATACGATCATCTAATGAAAGAGTAGTATCTTCAAGGATTTTCTTTTGTGCTTCTATCTCTTGATTTAGTTTGGCATTCTCTACAATAGTTCTTTTACGTAGATTTGCTAACTTCTTTTCTGCATCAAATAGACTGTCAACTGCTCCAGTAGCCTCGTTAACTGAATCTTTTAAAGTGTTAAATGCACCTGCGAAATCACCACTAACTAAAAGTTTGAGGGCTTTACCAACATTACTAACAATAGCACCTAAACCTGCCATTACTTTTTTGAGTGCTTTAGCACCACCTTCTAGGTTTGTAAAGTAATTGACTAATGAAATAATTAATGGTATTAGTAATCCAATACCAGTTGCTGCGATGGCTGCTGAGGTAGTTTTACCAAATATATTAGCTGCTTTACCAGATAAACCAAACCCTTTAGCCACTGAGGTGAGGCCTTTACTCATAGTAGCAAAGCCACCTTTGAGATCTTTAAAAGATGCACCAAACTCTTTGATGGTGTTTTTAAAGTCATCAAGCTTTTTACTAAAGAAACCCTGTTGTTTCTCAGCTGACTTCTCTGCTGACTCTAAATCATTAACAGCGTTCTTTAATTCGTCAACAGATTTAACTGCTGTCTCAACTCCGTTAACTTTAAAACTAATATCTACTGTATCCTCTGCCATATTATTAAATATAATTTATCTATCTGTTGAATTATGTACACAATGCGTATGGTGTCAAGAATGGTGCAGCTGTACCACCTGATATAATTGCAATACAAGCAGGTATAACATTGTCTGGTTCGTTAACAGTAGCATCATAAACATTTGGAAAGAATCCTCTGTTACCATCACAGTCAATAAATAGAAGTGAGAGTTCTTGTTGAGGACCTTCATATGCGTATGTGTTACAATTAGGTTGGCAATCTGCACTTGAACTACATGCTTCAGTACCTCCAGTTATAGTACCTGAACCATAGACAACTTGTACTGTACCTTCATCGGCACAAATATCTAGTGAGTTACCAATTCTGAGTTTTTGTTCGTGGAATACATTATCTTCAAACCAATTAAATGCTGCTGATGAAAAACCTGATAGTGCAGTAGCAGTTATCTCATAACAGTATTTAGTAGGTGTTGCAGCTGTATCACATGTTGTACCTACATCGCCTGTTACTGGATCTGTAAATGGGAAACATATTACATTATCTGTACTCAAAGTACCAATGCCAGTATAGTGGACTGAGTTGGCAAATGCACAGAATGTGAATGATCCACCTGCTTGAACGATTTCAATATATGTAGCTGGTCCTTGACCATTATCATATACATATGTGACCTCTGCACCAGCAAATGGCACAGCGTTAAATTGATGACATGTCTGTTGAGGTATAGTACCAGTACATGTTGCACATGATTCATAAACACCACCATCAGTATCATATACGTAACTAGCAGATACGTTTGGACTTGCTACACCTGTTACTTCGAAACAACCTGCTTGACCCTGAATGTTAACTACAGAACCAATAGTCAATTGACCTTCAGCTGCCATATATAATTGTGGAGCTGAGGCATCATTAACATTAATTACATTATCACCCCAATAAACACGTTGTTCTTCACCTGGTTGGTTTTCTATCAACAAGAAGACTCCAGCTTCTGAAGTGGTTGCAGATGTAGCTTCGAAGTTATATGTTAACAAGTACTGAAATGGTCTTGAAGTGTACTCTGATGGCCATGTGTAGCCTTCTTCGGGTTCTATTATAGTTGCTACACCTGTAATGTTACATTGTGCAGAGTCATAATCTAATATACGTACTTTCGGAGGCGCAGGGACATTTTCATTAGGATTTTGTTCTAGTGTTGCAGTACCAGACCATGTGATGGATAAACCCGTACCAGTTGGAACATAATAACCATCATTTGGATAACATGCTTCTACTCCAGAATGGAACCAGTTATTTTCATCAAATGATGGTGGATTCATAGCTACGATTACACCAGATGGATCAGGATCTGAACTAGCTCTAGCTGAGTTTTGAATTACTGCATTTGAATCAAAGCCAGAACAGTTAACTACTGTATACTTGTTAATTTGATCTTGTTGACATTCTGTACATGTATCATACGCAGCTGCTAGTGTGTCTACTGCATTATTATTATATGCTAGTGCTGTTACCTCATAACATATACTATCACCAGTTACATTAACTACTTGACCAAGTGTTAGATTAGGATTGTCTGCAGCCGATAACCATTTAACAGGTGGTTGATCTGTACTTCTAGTTGGACATGCTTCTAATTTAAACTTTTGAGGAGGTGTAACACCCGCACACGTAGCACAATCAGGATATGTGTTTTCAATAGTGTATAATTGGAAAGACTGTTCATAACCAATAACATAGTAACAGCCTGGTAATTCTACTAGATCTACTGTAGTACCTATAGCTAGACTCTGATCGTATTGTGCATAGTAGAACTCAGATGAACTAGCCTGACAGTTAATGTGTTTAGCCAATTTATGAATAGTTACTGGACTACCACAAAGCACTTCAACAGTGTATGTGTCTGAGAGACAGCTGGTCGCACCATCTTCTATTCTGAATGTATATGATTGTCCACCACACAAACCTGTTCTGGTAGCTCCTGTTTCATCATCAGTCCATTGTACTTCGTAGTTACCACCACTACCTCCCGCCGGGGTAACTGTGATTGAACCAGTACATGCATTTGAAGTACCACAACTAGTGTCGTCTGTTTGGGTCCAAGTTGCACTCAATGGTGGATTTGCACTACCATTAACAGTAATGTTTTGTTGGTTAGATCTACCTAAATCATCTACCACTTCTAGAGTGTAACTACCTTCACAAATGCCTTCAATATCAAACTGTTGTGGATTACCACCAGTAGTCTCTGCAGTGCCAGTCAATCCAGATGGGCTGAGCGTCCATGAGAATGGTGTTGCACCATCTGTACTAACTGAGATAATACCATCACAGCCACATAATTCATCTGTACTAGTAACAGAGAAGTTGGTTAGTGGTTGATCTATGTACACTGATGGTACAAAGTCATTGGCACTAATTAGTTGTACTTTAACTTCTGTACGTTCTCCAATGTTAACATCAATTATTTTTTCAGGTCTCCAATATTTACCATTAACAAAAATAGTATCATCAAATGATAACTCTTGTAGGTCTACATTGTTGAGTACAAAGTAGGCAGTCATACGTCTACTAAATTTACCATAGAGTGAATTGATATATCTTGACCAATACTCTGAATAGAGTGTTAGACCTGGCGTATCAAAGATGCTTGTTTGTGCTGTCTGTGCCCAATAGTTAACATCATTTGCCCAATTTAGATTTAAACCATCTTGAGTTTGTGGCCAATTCTCAAACGAAGACATTAATGGATAATCATAGTGTGGTGATGTGGCATCGTTAGCCATCCACCAACCTAGGTTTCCACCTCCAGGTTGAGGTATATCTACTAGACCGTTATAGAATAGAAATCTAGTTTTAGGTACTATAGGTAGATGTTGGTTACCTGAGTCTTCTGACTCGTTAGAATACAACTGTGGAAATATCCAACCTGGCGAACTGTGGTTTGTATTAACACTAGACTCTCTAATAGTGGCCATTGGCGTTGGCGCTATTTCTATAGTCTCTATCTTTCTAGTGCCTTTTAGTAATTCATTTTGTGAATCAAACTTTAACCAACCATATGGATGTTTGTACTGTTCTTGGTGATAGACATTAACATAGTCTTCATCATCTTGGAATGAGTACTCTATTTCTTCTGATTGTGTATTAAAGAGTGGCTCTAGGACTACATCTTTGTTTTTGACTAGTTTATGTGACCAGTCATGTAGATCACCAGAGTTAATGTATGTTTGCCATGGTTCTACAATAAAGTTATTAGCATTATTACGATCTGGCGCCAAGACTAATCTAAACATCTTTAGGACGTCTTTGATGTAGTCTATTTGTTTGTAGTCACATGCTAGATCTGTTGAAGGCAAGAGCACACCTGGTGCTTCTTGTACTTGCCATCTAATATCATATACTTGATCATAATCAGTACCACCATATGGTTCTACTCTAATTGCTAGGTTTGAACCAGAGTTAATAGTAATATTGTCTAATTCAGTATCAAAGGTAAAACCAACTTGTTGATTGTAACCAAATTGACTTGATTTTAGAACTTGACCTGTTGAGATGTTAAATAATTCTAGTCTAGCTGTAACTGGTTCAGTACAAAAACCAGGACATGAGACCTCTCTTTCTGCAAACACAAAGGCCTGTGCTGTCATTCTGTATTTAACATTGGCATCACCACCAACAGCAGTGGCACCACATGTATAATATGATCCCATACCCAAGTTACCTACAGTAAAGTTACCACCTGGATCATAGATGTTATCAGGTAAATACAGATAATCACCCATGTGTTGTGGGTTTTGGCCTTGATCAGTATACTCTGCATTCATGAGATTCTCACCACTTGATTGTGTTGAGTAGCCAATGTCTGCTTGATTACCAAAGGCTGACACATACATTTGATGGAATCTTGGTGACTCTATAAAGTCTGAGCTATATGTGTAACCTGCATCTTGAAAGATTTGATCCCATATTCTCTTGGCTCTAATCATTGGTTTTAGACGCGAGGTTGGCATTGCATAGCCTGATTTTGTAAATGAGTTGACGTCATTACCACCAATTACCATCTGTGGTCCTTGGACAGCGCCCTCTTCATCATATGTGTTACCATGATCTATCAGTGGGAATATTACATTACCATCAGAGAAGCCTGCATCAGGAAAGCCATTAGCATCTACTGATGCATTTTCAGGATATGCTTGCCATGATTGTCTAACATCACCTGCATTTGGGTTACGAGCCACTCCATTTTGATCGTATGCTTTTAGATCTTCCATTACCAACTGACAAAGTGTAGCATCACCAATTACAGTAGAGAAGTCTCTAGTCTCACCTAAAAACAAGAGCTCGTAATCTGTCTTGTCTTGGTCATCATTAATAAAGATCTTTTGTAATCTAATATGCCCTTGTCTAAACTCAGCACCATCTACTAGTATCTCTGCTGGTTTTTTAATAGTAACGTCATAGTCAACACCATTCACTTCAAATGCATTCTCAAAGAACAGATTGTTGTGTCTGGTTGCTGGCACTTTAAACGTACGAGAGAACACCGAAGTAGCATCAGCATCTGTGATGTCTTCAATACTCAACGTTAGTTTAATTGGTTGTGTATCATACAGATCAATAAATAATTGATCTGCTGTTCGTTTCTCTGGTGTTGGGTAGACCTTTAGTTGTATCATATTATCCTCTTTGCGCTTTTAGATTATGGGCTATTTTAAACCTCACAGTGTATTGGAATAGTTTGTCCTTTCTGTTAGTCTTCTCGTTCCAAGTAGTACTGAGTATATTTATCGGCTTCCATTGGAGTGGATCTTGGTCAGCCATTCTAACCTTGACATCTGCTGATTGGAACATGGTTTGTAACAGCTTGGCTTGATCATCATTCATATAGTCTGATGTTACTGAGTACTCATCCTGTATCTTGGCACTGTATGTGGTGTAGCCTCGAGCCTCTTGGCTAACATCCCATGTTTGAGCATTGTAATCAGCTGCCTCTTTGAGGAAGTTATTGTGTTTAGTCTTGGTCATGTGATCTACTCTCTTGGTAAATGTAAAGTAGTCTTTAAATCCTAGTGAGTTGTACCATGAGAACTGAAAGTGTTCAAAGTCATTACACTTGTCATCAATAATATTGAATCTTTGTGCTTGTAGCAGGTCTTCACAATCTATCTCTGTTTGTGTTTGTGGATCACACTGCTGAGCATCGTTTAGACAAGTCCAACCAACTGGTATCACATAGTAATGATGACATGTTGCTGGCACTTGATGTGAGCCTGGCATATTGTATGGTCCTGTAGCCAATGTAACAGCCATCAGTGTAGATGGTATACCAAATGAGTTACCTATGTTAGCATTAGGTCCAGCGCCAAACTGTGTGGTATTAGGTATAATTTTAGTTGAACCTATTTTCATACCATCAGCATCAAAGAACAAGATCTTCCAAGCTTCGATACCACGTGCTGGATATGGTGCTCCATCTATTCTGTCTAACTCTTGAAACCAACTAACAGTGGTTAGATCATCTCTATAAACATTACGTGTAGCGATGTTTTGGTTAATTGTAAACACATTTGATTGGCCAGGCAAGTTACCATTGATTTGATCTCCAGTGTCAGCAGGACCTGTTAACCATTTAACATCTGTTAGTGCATGACCTACTCTGTTGACTGTTAAACAATTTGCACCTACACCACCACTAACCTGTGATTGGTAATAGTTGGTGTTAAATGGCACCTCATAGTATTGTTTAGACCCACCAAATACTGTAAATGGTCCATAGCCTGATGACATCATAGTCACCTCTCCATTCTGTTCATAACCAACTCTGAGTGTGTATGTAAATGACTCAGCAGCTGTGTTGTGTGCAGAGTTTCCAGCACCTGGTCCAACACCTAATGAGTCTATGTCATCTGGTGGTGGAGAGACATGTGCTTGTAATATGTTCTGTAAATCAAAAATAGCTTTAGCATATTGATTTGGTGTTTGTCTAATATCAGCGACTGGAGTGGCTGATGAAATAGGATATACTCTGAGTACATATTTGTCTTCGCTGGTAGTAATCCCATTCAAAGTAATTGGGTTAGGCCCATAGGCCATGTCAAATACTGTATTAGGTCCTTGTGATATACTGATTGTTGTTGGCATAATTATTCGAATGCTTGGTTTATTCTTTGTTGTAATCTGGTTTTAACTTGGTAGGTTAGATCTTTTACTGAGAACCAGCTCTTTTTATCGAGACCTCGTTCTCCTATACTACGTCTAACTGCATATGGTAAACCACTTGAACTACTAATGACTCCATATTCAAATGAGTATCGTGCTGCGTTCTCACGTGGTCTCAATGATATGCCTTCTTCTACATCATCTTGAGAAGTCTGGTTATCAGTACCTGCTACACCGTAGTTTTGGTACGCACCATAGTCTTTCATACTAACTAATAAAGAGTCAGGCGTTATTTCTACTGCAATACTAGATTTGAGTGCACCTGTCTTCTCTGGTGCAGCCATACGCAACTCATTAGTCAGCTCATTGCCAATCTCTGTGAGGATTGGTGTAATGTTCAGGATCTCGTTAGTTGCCTGATCTAATTGTCTTTCTAGGTCATCGAGTGTCATTAGTAGGGTGCTATACAGTCATTTATTTGGATTGGTACTACAATACTCAATTGGGCTGTCATACCTGCCACCTCATCTTGGAATCTCTCTACAAATGGTGTATAGGTTACAGTTAACTGAATATCTGGTTTAGTAGTAGTGTTCCACAGATTAGCTATCATATCATCAATGTATTGTTGACAGTCTGATTGTATCTGTAGAAAGTTATCATACTTGGTGCCTTCTTCTTCGCGAGCCATGTCCATCATGATCAGGTTAAACTGATAGGTTACTGTACTCTGATTTCTATTGTGTACAGTAGGGTTTAGGAAAGCATATGGATAGTTGACCTCTTCATCACCTTCATTGGACTCATTGCGAGTCTTGATGTCTGAGAGTGCACCATAACCAAAGTCTTGAATCATTAGGTGGTTCAACGCTGCTGCCTTGAAAAGGTCTACTATTTCTTTGTATGTAAACATATTATCTCTTTTGTAATTTTGCGTTTTGTTCTATTATCTTCATGTTCTCTTCTAACTGACGTTCTTTTCTGAGTGCCATAAAGTTGAGTGTTTTAATCAGTGGCTGCTCTGTTATCAGATCCAGTTTTAGTATGTCATCATTAGCTAGATCTACTATGATTTTATACCAGTTTCTAGCTACTGCATCTTTATTGATTGGCGCCGCATCGTCTTCAGTTGGTTCATCCACGTCATCTAAACCAAACAAGCCTGCGTATTGTCTAAAGATCCACATTCTGTAGTTGGTCCACTGTTCTACTGCCCATAGTGCTTCGTCAGCCCATTTGGTTGATGTGAGTAGTTCAGCCATTGTGTCTAGGTGTTTCTCAGTACCCATTGCTATCATACTGTCTAGATCTACAAAATCACCAAAGGTTAACTGATCCATTGGAGTTATCTTGACCTGACGTCTCTGATTACACATATTAACTATAATGGCAGCACCAAGTTCTAGTGTGTCCTTGTTAGCTCGGACTAGAATAGATTTAGGTACACCAGTTATCAGTTCTATAATAGTTGGCCAATTGGCTGCAATGGTAAAATCATATTGCATCACAGACTTCCATTGATCTATGGTCAATCTGTCATCAAACTGGTATTCTATGCCATTCACTATTATCTCCATACTATTAAATATAATTTGATTTAAACCTGAATTATCTGCGCCCGATGTAGGCGTATTGGCCCACGTGTCTTCTTTGTTTACGATTATAGTTAACTATCGCTAGCGAAATAACAGTATCATCATGGAGACCTGTGGGGTGTCCATACCTGATCGATCTAGTTTTTGGATTGTATTCATACGTAAATACTTCAAGTTCGCTCAGAAGCCACGGAAACAGCTCTTTACTTGGTATCATAATGTTGGTCTCATTCATATCAAGTATGAGTCCTTCTATGATTTCATTCTTTGACTTGTTAGTAGTTACAAATGGGTGTGTATCTTGCCACTGCTTCTTGATTTGCTCAAAGATAACATCACCAATAGAGTTGACCTCAACCATTACTGTGGCGTTATACTTCCTAACCTTTTGCATTATCTCATTGACCATTGTGGTCCACTCTTGGGCATTGGCACGATAGATGTCAATCACATTACCCTCTGAGTCCATAAAAGTGGCAACGGTGAAGTCTTCTTGTTTACCTAGGTCAATACCACAGAACACTCTACCTCGGGGGCTTGGGTATCGTTCGAATAGGTTTTTATCTAGGTTTGAGAAGACCTCACCACCACTGTCTATAAATTTGGCTAGATACTCTTGATCGAATACATTTGGTGGTAGTGTACGTTTAGCATCCTCGATCTCTTCTCGTGAGATGTAGGGTGTATCGTATGAACTACCAGTATATGATGCGTATTGTCCATAGTCTGCTGACTGGGCTAACTGGAAGATGTCATAGAACCAGTTCTTGCCTTTAGGCGTGCTAACTATACAAACCTTTTTGCCGCGAACCATAAATACTGGACGTATAGCCTCTTTCCATGCTTCGTCTTTCATAAAGGCAGCCTCATCTAGTATACCATAATCCATTGTTAAACCACGAATGTTATCATACTTCTCTGCTGATCTGAATATAATTTCTGAACCATTCTTTAGAGTTATATTGTTTTCTGAATAGTTACAAGATTTAACAATGCCTGATGCGCCGATGGCCTGCATGATTTCTTTCTGTACTTTTGATGTCATCGAATAGACTGGCGCTACCCACAAGACTTTACATGGCCCATCATTAATCATCCAGTATAGACTGAGATTAATAGCCATTAAAGATTTACCAAACTGACGGCCAACACATGCTACATGGTATTTGGCCTCAGACTGGATTATGGTTTGGACCATCAGCCTTTGCTTGGGATGTGGTGTAAACCCAGTGTACTGCATTAAATAATAGAGTTAATATCGAAGTCTTCGTCTATGCTTTGATCTCTGTCTTCTGAATTAACACCAGGTCCAAATTCAAATCTAATGTTCTTGAATAGATCATCACCATCTTGACCTGTCATTTCAGTTCTAGCTAGTTTTGGTAGAATATACTCTGATAACCTAATCATTGTATCCATGGCTTTTGCTGGATCTTCTGCAGCTATCTGTGCTAACCAGATTGACATGTTATCTAGATTGTCTTCTGTTAGTTTTTGATAGGCTTCTCTAATATGTTTAGTAGCTTTGTTTTTACTACCTTTAGGTCTACCATTACGGTTGATGTTTTCATCTCCTCCTTTAAATCTGCTCATTGTCTTGTCTGTTTTTTTCAAGTTGTTTGAGGTGCGCGAGCACCTCTTTGGCCATAGCTTGGGTTTTGGCTCTAATTACATAGACTGGTTCACCATTTGGTTTGAGTGAGAGTCTACCCCCTTTGGTACGATAAATGTTAAACTGTTTCATCTTGGTTTTGTTGTTTTTGGAATTGACCCCATACCTGTTTTTTAACCCCTTCTACACACCTACCACAACTAGTAACAGGTTTGTTTTCTCCAGTAATAGAGTTGTAGATGTTAAACAGATACACGAGTTTTTCTTGTGTTAAACGTAAAGAGATTCTAAATATAATCTCATTCTCTTGAATCCACGCCATTTGGTGTGGCTTGAGTTCTTTTATTTTCATAATCTAATCAAGGCTTTATATATTAATTCTGATACGATAGCTGCTACACCTGCCATTGGTAAACCCAACCAGCCATGTTCTAAAATGAATGGGCCAATACTCAACCAAAAGGTGAGGCATTGATTACACTTTAGTGGTTTGTCTGGTAGTCTATCAAACTGGCTCAAGAAATCAGCTGCTAAATGGCCAAATGCTGCCATACCTAGTATTTCAATTATCTCCATAATTTATATTGTTTTGTTTTAGTTGTTGTCGTATATATTGAATAGCCTCTTCTACACCATGTGATATAGTAGTTCTTGGTATCTTTGAGACCCTACTCAATTCTGAATAATTAGGTGTTTGAACCCACTGTTCTAGATAGGTTGCTATTTCCCAAAGCTTTTTATCTCTGTTACCACCTTCACCTTCAGTGTGTTTCATATCCTCTATGATACCAAGTATGGCTTCTATTGTTAGGTCTTCTTCATAATCATACTCTTGGGCTTCAGGCATTGCCTCGTCATATATGGTGCTCACTGGTGAGAACTTGCCTTTTTGATGATATAATGTATAGTATTGGCTAGTGTTAGACCAGAAGCTACGATAGATCATACCAGAAAGAAACTTCATAGCTTGACCCAATCCAATTAGTTCTTCTGCTCTTTCATGTTCAGTAAATTTAATAATACAGAAATGCGCTACATCTTCCCAACCTGCATTTGATTTACAGATCTTCTTTGACATTAACATTATCTCTTCATAATTAGTCTCTAGGAATGTGTTCAAACTCTTCTAAAATATCTTTTATTATTGCGCACTCTTCAAACTGCTCTTGCTTTTCTGCAAGCTGCAGCCTCCAACGCAGAAGACCTAGGGCTTCCCATAGGTCATCATTAGTCTCATCTAAATACCTTTCAAGCATTAGGTCACGATAATCAGCTCGAAGCTGTTCATCATCTCCAAAGTAGAGTGCTAGTACTTTGGTATACTGTCGTTTCTTCTTCATTAACCTTTTCTGCCAGTGGCATCATAATCGCAGTATTGAAATAACTTTTGGTCATTATTATGCATTGCTGCTTTTATGGATGATTTAAAAGGATCATCTGTTATTAGATGATGCCTCCATGCACCTAAAATATAACACCATACTCTAATGGTTCTTTCATCTTCAATAGTAACCCACTCTGAACTTTTGTTTTCTTCATTCCAATTACGTCTGTATACCTTTAGGTTTACTTGTAAAAAATGTAATGTAGTCCATTGTAGGTTTAACCAAAACTTGAGTATAGGTGCTCTATCATGTAATTCTTTTAATGTCTTGCCAACTCTGGTACCAACCATCATGTTGACGTCTTTTTTAGTTATAGTATAGGTATCATAACCATACTTTTCTGATATTTTATACATAAAGGCTACTAAACAAAGTATACCTTGATCTTCAATATCTTTTGCCCAGTAGGGTACTTTAACTCGTAATGGTGCTGGTTTGTTCATAGTGTATATATCTAGAATAATCCTGACGTACCAGATGAGTCTGGTGCTGATGGTTTAATATCTTTATATGTATACTCGATTGACCAACCAGTAGGCGAATCTGGATCTTTAAACAGTTTAATGTGTCCAGCTTCATGTAACTTCTGCATATTGTATTTAATATCCTTTTCATGTGTATGACACATTCTTGCAGTTTGTAACGTTAAAGCATAACATGTTTTACTACCTTGATTGGTAAATGCTTTAATTAGAGTTAAAATAATTTTAGCTATACCATGGATTTTAGTATCATTCCATATTGATGTAGGTATAGTTAAACTCTGGTTTGAATAATTTTTATCAAATATCTTGTTTGCCATTTTGAATTGTTTTTTTTAGTTATGCGTAAACTACACGTTTAACTGAAGTTATCGATCTGTTTGTTTGTTCAGCTATTTGCTGTAGACTAAAGCCATCTAAACGTAACTTTAGTATTCTTTGTCTTTCTTGGGTAGTTAACCTTGTTCTTCCTTTTGGTATCATAATGTTTAATTGTTTAATTTAGTTATTATATGTATCTTGTTTATTTTGTTTCTTTTAGCCCTAAATATCTAAATCATTTAGAAATTTATGGAATTCTGGACTGTTAACGTCCACTTTAGGTTTAGCTTTGGGTTTAGATGAAGATGATGATTTAAAATCATCTTCATCTCTAAAACTAGTTTTATTAGAACTAGTTTTATTAGTACTAGTATTATAGGGTGACTCTGAGGCACCTGTTTTAGAAGATGAGTGACTCTCTGGCACCTGTTTTTCAAGATAGGTGCCTGACAGGTACCTATTGAGTCTATGAATATTAACCTGATATTTGTACATTTTCTTGTATTTTTCACCTCTAACTAGGATACCATATGACTCAAGATATTCGAATCTTCTGTATATAGTTCTTTTAGCGCACTTGAATTTATCAGCAAGTGCTGCTTTACTCATAAAGAAAGGTTGCTCTTGTACTTGATACGAGAGAATCCAAGAAATAATGTTAATGTGGTAAATGTCTAAATCAGAGTCGTATAATCTCTGATCAATAGCTATAAAGCCTTTCGAAAATTGTCGTTTCATAATTCGTATTTTTATATTTAATTGCCATTTTGTTTGTTCTTTATATTTCTATATATCAATATGTTTCAAGAAAAAAGTCAAGACAGAAAAAAGGGCGAAGAATACGATAAACTCCGCCCTTGCTGAGAGTAGAATTAACTCAGCTATATCAACCTAAACAAAAAAATCAACTAGAAGAATAGGTACCTGATCAAAATGGCAAAATCGTGATTGGTACCAAAAAGAAAACGGTTGATACAGTTTATATATCTATCTTTTAAATTGTTTCAAAAAGAAAGGGTACCATTTCTGATACCCTTTCGGCCTAAATAAACTTTATAGCAGCGCAGCTATCAGTCTACCTTTTATATATCTATGCAATTCTAATCTTTAATGCACCTGATGTATGGTATACACCACCTAGAGGTATACCACCTGCAGCAGCTGCAGTATCATCTGCAAAGCTCATTGATGCATATCCAGCAATTTGAAATAGATTTACAGTTGCAGTATTAACAGTAGTTGCTTGTACACCTTTTCCTATAGCTGAAGCACCTTCAGCGGTAGCATCTGTATCCAATCCTAAAGCAACAGCTCCTAATGCAGTAGCTTGTGCGTTATATCCAGCAGCTAAAGATAATGATGCAGTTGCATCAGTATTACCACCTAAACAAACAGCTTGTTCTCCTGAAGCTACGGCGTCTTTACCTATAGCTACACCCCAAGTACCAGATACAGTTGTATTATCTCCAATAGCAATTGATTTTAATGAGGTTGCATCAGCTCCATCACCTATTGCGATTGACTCTTTAGAGTCTGCATTAGCATCAACTCCTATAGCTGTAGCTCTTTCATCTGCATTAGCACCTTTACCAATAGCAACAGAACTACCAAGACTAGCATTTGCTTGTTGACCAATTGCAATGTCACCACCTCCAGTAGCTTGAGCATCTTCACCCATTGCAATAGCTCTAGCTCCTGTTGCATCAGTTCCTAAACCAATAGCGATACTTCTTTCGTTGCTAGCTACTGTGTTTTTACCTATAGCAATGTTAACTCTATCAAAGAAGTCATCACCAGCAGCACTAGCATTCTCACCAATAGCAATATTACTACCAGATGTAGCAGATGCACCATTACCAATAGCAATAGTGTCATTAGCTGAAGCTGAAGCTGCGTTAGTAGTTAAACTTGCAGCTGATTGCATAGAATCAGCACCAGAACCACTCTCTAAACCTGCAGCGCCACCACCACCAGCAGCATCAATAGTAATTTGATTTGAACCATTGTCTGTTAATGTAATGTTAGTACCAGCTGCTAAAGTAATAGTATCTGTAGTTGCATCTGAACCAGTTAAAGTAACGTCTGCATTAGCCCCATTTTGAGCTGAAGCTAAATCATATGTTGTATCAGCTATACCAGTTACAGTCGCACCAGATAGATCCAGTGTGCCTGAGAATGATGCTGATGCAGTACCCATACTCAATGTAGAGTTGTTACCTGCACCATCTTGAATGACCTTTTCAGTAGCACCTAGTGCCGCTTCGTCATTTGTTTTTATTAGACCAGGATATGACTGATCTATTTGTTTATTTTGTAATGAAGCCATATTAATTTTTTATTTATTATTATTTCCAAGCTATGAATAATCTCTCATCTCTAGAACCACCCATAGTTGTACCAGAAAGATCTGTTGGCATTGTGCCACCTGTACCATAATACAGTGTATTTAAAGGTAAAATAAAGGATAAAGAATTATTGTTAGTAGTCGTGAATCTTTGAAATGTATCAGCTTCACCACTGAGGTATGAAAAACCAGCACCTGAACTAGCGCCTAATTCAGAGAATGCACCAATCCAGTATTGTTTACCTTCATCTGGTGTCCATGTATTAGTTAGAGTTAATGCGTACCATGTTTCGTTATCGGCAGTAGTAACTGAAGCAGTTTCATAAACTACTCTAGTACCTGGTCCACCATCTGAGTCATCTAATTCAAAAATAGCTACATGAATTGTATCATTAGCTAAAACTTGCATTGGAATACCAAGAGTAGTTACAGTAAATCTACTAGTAATATTAAAAGGCACTAGTAGTAATTGGTCTGCACCTTGATCAATTGTTGGAAAATTGAGCGATGGTCGACCTACTGTTAAAGTACATGCTGACCAATAGGTGTCTGCATTGTAACCACTAACCGAGCGAGTCAGTTCACCGTTAGCGATATTAGGTACATCTACTTCTGAAGCTGGTAAACCAGTTACTGTAGCTGCTGAAAAGTCTGCATCGCCAGTAAATGATACACCTGCAGTACCTACTGTTAATGGTACATTGTTACCTGCACCATCTGTAATTTGTTTTTCTGTTGCACCAATTGCTGCATTATCTGTGGTTTTTATTAAACCAAGATATGAATCTTTAATTGGGTTTCCTGTTAATTGAGCCATATTGTTTTTTAATTATTGTTTATATTGCTTCCCAGTTATCTGGTTCTACTTCCCAGTTTCTGGTAACTACCTCCCAATTTTCATTAGTTGGTGGTATTGTACATGGTGAAGTCGAAGACCAAATTCTAGAGTCTTGACCAAATGTTGCTTGAGCACTTCCCCATTCACATCCAGTTACTGGTGGTGTAGTACATACTGTATCTTGAATAGCATTCCACCAAGTACCATATTCTCCTGGTTGTGTTATACCATAATAGTTAGCTAAAGCTATTGTCCAACTACCATAAAGTGGTTGAGTAATGCCAAAGTGTTCACACAAAGCCTGTAACCAACTAGAGTTACTTGGTTCTGTAATACCTAGAAATTCACAATATGCTTGTAACCAGTTACCATTTACAGTTTCTGTTACTAGTCCACCTGAAGCACACTCGACATATTCTTGTTGTACATTTACCATATTATTAAATATAATTATTTATCTTTCTGACGAGCAAGAAGATATTTCAATTTTTTTATATTCCCTTCAGTAGCTTTAGTTACAGCTGCTACAGTCGGGATCGCAGTCTGTCCCACAGTCTGCGTAGATCCAGAGGTCTTTTTCATTTGGTCTGATTGGAATTTTAGTTACTAATTGATTTTGATATGCTGTGCCTTTATCTGGCATCATACCATCTGTACCAGGATTAGTGTATTCAGGGAACATACCTGGATTATCTTTTAAATAATCCACCATTCTTTCATCATAAAACTGTGCCAGTTCTATTGCAGCTTGTCTCAGATATTTCATTTCATCCAGTCCCGTTGCTGCAGTCTCTTCTGAAGTACCATTCAAGATACCCTTTTCTGCTAATTTATATTTTAGATTAGGTAATAAAAGATATAACGCATATTGCATTAAAGATGGACCAACATAGTCTTTTAGAAATGCTGATTCATTTGCAGTTAGGTCATCATTTATTACACCTTGTTTTAATCTATCGTAGAAACGTGTTCCTAAAATTTGTTGTGTGTACACGTTTTGGGCATTGAGGATGGATGGCGTCAAGACATCAATACGAATATTGTTGTCCAAAGCAGTCCATTGCTTCATCCTTTGCTCACTAACTAATAATACAGTATCTGCCATTGGTGTTTATTTATATTTCGTCTGGGTATGCCTGTGTGTCTCTAGTGTTTGGTGCATCTTGTGCTATATTACCAGGCTGATCAGACACCTCATTCATTGATAATAATCTATTTGGTTTAACTTGAAGTTTAACATTGTAACCAGCTAACTTCAAAATATATCCAAATGTACTTGCAATCTTCTTTCTTTTTGGTTCAATTACTGTACCTTCAAAGTGTGCATATGCTACTGCAATCTCATCAGCATTGTTACTAAATCCACTTGCATCTTTAATACCAAGTAATAAAGGTGAAGTAATTCTATGTGCAGTTAGGATTCTACTTGAAATTCTATTCTCAAGTTGTATATAGTAATCATCATTTGCAGCATCTATGGTTTGTACTTCCATTGCTCTTTCTGGACCATCTGAGAATGTTAAAAAGAAACGACCGCTATTATTTTCACCTGAAAAGGTTTCCTCAATAGTTCTGTAGATTTCTCTTTGACCTTCTGGTGTTGGAATACCATTGTTCATCTTGATCATCATAGAAGGTTGTAATCCATTTGAAATATTACTATTATGAAATACAGAAATTCTATGATCTAGATTTATATCGTTTAGCGCACCAACGTAACTAGGTAATGGATAAACCTCATTACCAGGAGTATAGTTAAAACAATAATAAATTTGAGACGCATTGTCTCCTTTGTTATTGGTTGCATCAAAGCACGAATAGGTTTCAAAAGGGTATTTACGAAGGTTTGTCCAATTCGACGAATACATGTACTCATTGACTTGATCGTCTTCGTCTCTTTTACCTGATCTAACATTTGCAAAAGGGAGATGATAGATTTCAGCAATGGCAGAACCTTCTTTATTCCAGATGATATTGAGTGCATAGCCTTGGAAAAGCGCATAGTCTAATGTAATTTTTTCAAAAATGTCATCAATAGTTTCACCTTGACTATTAATATATTCGTCTCCAATTGTTTCAAGGCCTTCACCTAAAATACCTTCAGTAATTGCATCAACACAAGTATGGTGCATTGCTGAGTTATCGTATAGGTCAATTAGAGTTTGTGGAAACAAGTTATCTTGTCCAAATGACATATAATCTTTGCCTCTAACTTCTTTAATTACTGGTAGGTGTATTGCGCTAAACTCTGAGCCAGTAATAGAATATAAATTGTTTTGTTCTTCCATATTATTATTTAGTAATTTGGTCTATAAAATACATCTGCTACTCTTTCCTCTGTTTCTGCTCCAGCGTTAAATGTAGTAGTACCTATATCACCTCCTGGTTGTGTTATTATTTTAACCAATCCATATGTTATGGGTTCTAGATCGCCATCTCGTAAAGAGTAATAGTAAATACCATTCTTGTGCTCATCTTCAAACCCAGCAGGAAATTGTACAGTTAATGTACTATATCTATCATTCGTAGATATGAGCGTTGCAGGACATTCCTGTGTCTCATGTGAGTATTGGCTAGTCAAATCAAATACCCATCCACCTGCATCTAAATTAGGTAGATTTACGTGTATTGTTTGTATAGGTGTATCAACGTACAGCGTCATTATATTAACTTTGTTTCTATACTATTAAATATAAAAATGCTCAAAGTTGAATCTGATACATATACTATGGTACTAAAATGCGACAAATTTCTACCTATTGCCAGTCTCGATGACGCAAGATTCATCAAATGGTTAGATCAAGTAAAACAAATGGACTGGTCTGATTATGAGTTATGGGTCTATGGAGGTATATTAGATAAACCTGTAACTAGAGATCTAGATGCTAGCCTAATAGGTCCGTGGAATCCTGATAGAATTAGACTACTCCTAGATGGAATGTACCAGGCAGCGTTTGAGCTACAAATAGAACCAGATATAAAATACCAAACCCAAGAACAGTTAACGCAACCAGACTCATCTCTAGAGTCAGCATATCCTCCTGGCCTACTAATTATGGAAGGTAAACGCCAATTATGTGGTAAATTAGGTGATGGTAATTTGAGATGGAAACAATCTAAATTTATACCACGCAGTTATTGGACTAAAACTAGAAAAAGGGTAATATAAAAAAAGGCCGTCTCGCGACAGCCTTTTCTTGTTATATATGTGGACAATCTCAGCTATTATGCTTCAACGATTGATGAATCCACTGTGTACATCGGATGAGCTTCCATTCCGCCTACAATAATTTGCATTTGGTTAGCATCTGCGTATGCTACACCACTTGCAGCAGTACCAGAGATCATGTAACCGCCTCTTTCTAAACCTACAGACCAAAATACTCCGTTGTTGTCTTTAGCAATGATAACTAAATCAGTTGCTTCAGCCAATAGTAGTAATTGGTTTCTCATATCAGTGTTCATTTTGTTGAACACCATAGTGAGTTGTTGATCGAAAGTAGCAGTACCATTTTCTTGTGATACTGTGATTGTGCTATTCAGATTTGAGGTCTGTCTAGGCGTTTGGAACTCAAAGAAATCCGATGGCCCTAAAGCGCTACCACCTACTGTGATGGCAGTCACGTTGCCGCTAGTTTCAGTAATTGACTGTACGGGACCATTCGCGATATAGATAGTGTCTATGCCGCCTTGATTGGTATTGCAATCTTTCACGAGATTAGCTACGATGTTACTACAAGCCATAATTCTTTGTGTTTTTTTTAGTGTGCCAAAGCACGGTTAATTTACGCCATGTCGTTAGTAGCGAACAAGTTCACTTCACCAACACCGACACCTAGTCTCCAGGCTGCTCTAAACTTCATTACATCAGCTGCTTCGTCATAGAAGAAACGGAAGCTGTCTAGCTCATCTGTCAATCCCGTAGCAGCAAGGATCATTTTACCTGGACCTGCAAATTTGTAGTCAGAACCAACCAAACCAGAAGATTTGATAACTGTTACATTTGTACCAGGAAGAATAACGATATCGTTACCTTCAACTGAGTCAAAGTGATAAAGGTTTTGAGCTACTAAAGATCTAACTAATGCTCTGTATGCATCAGGAGAAACAACCATGATTAGGTCATCTCTGTCTTTAACTGCTTCGTCAATTGCATCATACAAGTCTAAAGCTTGACCAAATGCATTTGTTGCATCCCATGCAGCTGGAGTACCACCTTGTAGGTTAGCTCCGTTTGCAGATGTAATCTGTCCTTTCAAACCAAGAGTAGTTCCGAAACCATTGATCAAGAAACCTTCGTTGTACTTTCTCAATTTGTCAGAGTATGATTGTGAAATAACTTCCTCGAAAGGAATGAAATCGTTACCAGTACCTGCATTCATAAATGCTGATTGGTATACACTTCTCAAATCTTCAACGCACATCTCCGTTTTACTTTGGAGACTTTCAATTGTTACGTTTACTTGCGTGTAGGTTACTTCACCGTCTGAAGACCAACCACAAGATAATGCTGATACAGGTAGGTCTGCATCAACCAAGTTAATAGAGCTCACTCCACTAGTGAACCCGCTTCTCAAATCTACGTAATCTAGTAGATCCGTTTTTAATACTACACGTGAAATCAACCCCAATGACTCTTGGTCAGTGTAGGCTGGTAATGCAGTAATGTCAAATCCGTATGCCATGATTTTAATACTTTTTTTTAAATTATTTGTTTTTTCTAATAGATGCTAATGCATCCATTCTTTGTGCAAACATTTCATCTCTGGTTTTTTTGTTTTCAGAGAAAGTGTTACGCACGGGTTTAGCAGCAGGTTCACCAGCTACTTTGTTAAATCTCTCTTTCAAGAGCTCTAATTCTTTTTTGAGTTCTTCAATTACTTCGCCTTGAGGTTTTACGATCTCAACAATAGCTTCAACTAGTTCGTCCATATCAAAGTCTTTTTCTTTAACTTCAACTTTAACTTCCTCGTCTTCTTCCATTGCGATCTCTACTTCTTCTTCTTTCTTTTCTGCTTCAACTTCCGCTGCTGCTTCTTCGATAGAAGAGATCTCGCCGTTCTCGCCGACAGTAATTAATAACCCATCAGTTGTTTCATGAAGCCCAGCTGGAGCAAATGGATCTTCAGATACACCTTCGCCAGCGCGTACAAACAAGATTGCTCCTGTTTCTAACTCACCTTCAGTGTATACTTCAGTACCATCAACTAAAGTAGCCTCAGCCATTTTAGTTTCCACTGTTTCAACAACCTCACCAGATGAAAGCATTACTTTCAACTTGCCAATTACGTCATTTACATTCATAATTAATAGGTTTATTTTTAGATATAGGAACCATTTCCTATATAATTAAATATATGTTGCAACGGAATTGGCAAAAGTTTTAAAAAAAAGTCACTCCAGATTTTTTTATGTCAAATATTTGTGGTATATTAGTACTATAATAATCAGCTAAACTATACAAAATGGCAAAAAAACGAATTAGAAAAGATCAAGTTAATGGTATCTATGCATACACACAAGAAGACAAGCTATTTGCTAGGTGTCTAATGGAAGCACACCAGTACATATCTAATGAGATTGGTGTAAATGTACCATTACATTATGAACGTAAACATATCTTTGGACCAGCAGCACCATATTTTGGCTGCTATTCTCCAAGTACACAAGTTTGTACGTTTAACTT